TGTACTTTATTTAACGGTTTTTATGCCACCGTAGGCAGTGTTGCTCTATACAACAATGGTGGAGCTCCAGTGAAGAAGTATGTAGTGTAATCCTCACCGGCGGCAACATAAGTATCCACTGCTAGCACCTTAATAGCTGCATCGTCAAGTGGAAGACCCAGTTCGCCGATGAGTACCCTGTCATAGGGATAACCTCTATCATAATCCAAATCACGCACCTCATAATTGTTCCTTTTTCCAGGCTCAAATCGTAGAGGTGTGTAATATGGAACCTCAAACTCAACTGTCCCATTAACAGTTGATTGATTGAGAACTCCTCCAGCCATGCCAGTAAATGGTTCTATATTGACAATTTGACCACCCATCACAGCTCTACGTGACAACTCATTAGAAGTTGACGTAGCAGTGTTAAACGAGGAATTCGCTGTTCGGTACAATTCTGTCTGCCCGAATCTAACGTTCCTATGCTCAACTCTAAACTGTGACATGGCATTCTTGTCATGAAATGGAACCATCTTCCAGCGGATAGCACCACGAGAACCAGAGAAACCAAGTGTGATATATTGCAATAAAGTCATATTCACAAAATTATAGTTTCCAGCTGGTACAAGAGTGGGCGTAACCGCATTTGGCATTTCTCCCTTCAACCGTGGAAATGCAGATCGTGTAAAATTCAACATCTTCATTCCCAAATTGTCGCTAGGATTGGTAACAATGCGCTCATGGTGATTAAATCTCTTGATCAATGGTCTAAAAGACTCAATAATCTCACCATAATAAACATCACCAACACTAGTAGACATACCTGCAGCTGTCATATCCATACATGGTTCTTGTGTGGGCTTATTTTCAATAGCCATATCACCATCAGGATGGATTGCTTCAGACATATGCGGTTCTAGGATAGCTCCTTGTGCATCTCTCTCTTGCTCCTCGGAAGGTGCAGACATTTGAGCTCCAAAACCAATAGGGACCACTTCATAGCGAGACAACAAATTCGTTGGCTCCCTAAAAGTAAGATCCTTACCACCCTTGACATAGACGTTAACTTCAACGTCATTATCTGTAGTACTATTTGGTGTTGTTAGCTCATTCATCACGGTTATAGAGATTGTTCCATTAAATAACGTGTCACTAATAGCGGCATATTGTGTTGTGGAATAAACCTCTGTTACAGCATCCAGACCTGGTGCTGGCATCTCCATGAATGTCTGAACCTGGTTCATAGGAATAGAAATGGTACAATCAGTAGAATGTCTCAAATCTATAATCTTAGAGTACGAAGTCAAGTACTGACTATATGTGCCATCCTGCACGGAATTATAATTAGGATCATAATTGATCCTCAATTTTCCATTGTGCATTTTGGAACACACGACTTGTACTCTGAATTCCAAAGAACCAGACCAAGAATTAAATGGCAAAGCTGCATATGCAACAGATGTCAAGTAAAGCGCTCCACCCGCACCTTCTCTCCATATCATAGGATTAACACGACAATTCCATAAGAACGTCTCTGTATTATCTCCCACAGCCCACGTAAATGTGTCAAACCATGATTCATGGCTAACTATATTTTGTATGGACAATGGATCGACTGTGCTAGATGTACCACTTATACGTGGATCTATTGACATCTCCTGCTTGTCATCAACTGTCATCTTAGCAGATCTATCGGGCACTGTTGTTAACGCCAATGACGAAACAGTCTCTGGTTTATAGGGCTCCACATTCTTCGTCTGTGGAGGCCTACTCATTCCAAAGAGTTTCGCCATATTGGCAACACCAGTTGCAGCCATTTGTGTGGCATCAGCATAAGGTCCTATATAAGGCACCTTACCCAATTTAGCTGCCAAGCCTGCGATCTTCGTAGCTGGTCCAGAAATGACGCCATTTTCATTGGCCTCATCTATCTCTCCCATCTGCGGTTGCAGCGCTGAACTATCAATACTTGTAGCAGCTGCCAATTCCACATCCTTCATCCATGCGAAAGTGGTAACTGTTACATCATTGTTTGCACCATTTGCATGCTTAAGGGGATTTAATGTCCTCAAAAAGATGTTGCCTATATTAATCCACTCTCTCTTCGTAATATTTACATAGTCACGATGGTAAAAGAATGGTAATTCCATGTAACCACCTGAAGAATCAGAAGGATCAATAAA